AGGTGCGATTAGCAGGCTCAACTTCACCGCCAGCCGCAGCGCATCACCGTCGTCGGTGAGGGGGTCCCATTCATGTGTCGCCACCTTGGTTTTGAGCACGAAACAAGTCCTGCCGTTCCACCAAACCTCAATCCCCGCCGCCTTTGCAGCGGCTTCAAGTAGTTCGCGGTCAGTCATACTTGTCCCCTTGCTCGGATGGCGTTAGCGCAGGCCTCCCGCGTGTCCTGGCGACTCGTTTTGATAGGGGCTTCTAGTGCAGCCAAAGCACACTCCTCGCGCTCGGCGGCGGCAACAAGGGCGGCGAAGCGTTCATCACTGACCGTGTGGAAGTCGGGGTGGTACTCGCCCATGCATTGCAGATGCTCCTCGGCCCAATCGTCGGCCTGTTCGCGCATGCGGATGATGTCTTCTCTGTTCACAATGTCTCCTCTTCAACTTCACACATTCTACCAGTTTCTGTATCGAAACGCAAGTGGCATGCAGGTCCAGTGTAGCCATTGAATCTATTCTTAGCCACTGCAACCTTAGTCGTATGCCTTTCTGATTCATTCTCAGCCATGCTGTTACGCTCCAGTGTAATAACAGCGTCTGACAACTGAGCAATAGCACCAGAGCCCCGCAATTGTGATAACGACACAGATTGACCATCTTCGTGTCCTGCATTGCCTTGAGGCCTACGAAGGTGAGATACACAGAACAGTGTGATCTCTAGTTCCTGCACCAAAGTCCTCAGCTTCGTCATCAGGTTGTCAATGGCTTTACGCTCATCTCCTAAATCCTGCCCAGAAATAACAATTGATATGTGATCCAAGAAAACAACGCGGCAGTCGAGAGCCTTAGCCATATATCTAATACGGTTAAGGATGTTATCAATATCTGTTGATCCAAAATGATCAAAAAGAAAAACCCTGCCAGTACCAAGAGTCGCATCGAAAGAATCATGAAGTTCCTTGTCAGTCACTGGTGTGTCCGGTAAGTGAAGCATCTTGTTAGCGTGCACTGACATGATACTCCGTGCAGTCTTGCGTATAGATTCTTCCAAGAACATCGCACCTATGCGGAAGTTTGTGGTCTTCAGTAGGTGGTACAGGATCTCTCGGAGGAACTGACTCTTACCCAGACCAGACCCGGCAGTGACTGTGATGAGTTCTGCCGAACGGATACCGTACAAGAGCTTGTTCAGTCCTTTCCACGGGTACTGTGCATCTGCTGGCTTTTCTGGTTTGCTAACGTCTTCCCAGAGGTCGGCAGCATTAACGATACCATCAGGGATGTAAGTTTCTGCTCGCCACCATTCATTGACGAACTCCTTCCCTGCCCCAGCAACCAAGTAATCACACGCATCTTTGTATCCTGTCAAGTGTTTAACGATCTTGGCTTTAGTGCCAAACAATTCTGCAACTTCCCGTGCTGCTTTCTTTCCTGGCTCATCAGCATCAAAGCAGATGACTACAGTCTCGAAGGTGTTCAGCCACTCAAAGTGTGCCTTGCAGTCCTTTAATGCAGCCTGAGCGCCATTCCTGATGCTCACTGAGGGCCATTGAGACCCCGTAAGTTGAAAGCCTGCTAGAGCGTCTAGTTCTCCTTCGTAGATTGTGATGTACTTGCCACCAGAGTGAAACAAATGTTGTCCAAAGAGGCCAGATTTACTAAAATCTCCAGTGATTGAGAATTTTTTATCTGCTACCTGCCTCGTCTTATAAGAAGATAGGGTTCCCTCAGTGTCATAGTAGGGATAGAAGTGTCTGGTGTCGTCTTGTTTGACTCCGAACTTCTCGCAGGTAGCCCTACTGATGCCCCTGTCACTGATTGATTTGTAATCCCCTGGGATGTCCATGATCGTCTTTGCGTTGATACTTCGTGCAGCCTGTGTGTTGTAACGACAAACATCATCGTATTCTAGCTCTGCCTCCTTCTTGGTTGTTCCACACTTGAAGCAATGGAAGTGTCCATCATCATAGATTGCGCCAGCATCAGAGCTACCACAGTAACTGCACGACACATGACGCAAGAATTTAGAGGTCATTCGTAGTCCAAAACAATGCTTAAACGAAACTTGACGTCTTCCAGAACATCCATTGCTGATTCATTTTGCGAACCATACTTAGTGTAGTTACGCACTCTTTGATGACACTCAAGGATCAGGCTGTGCATCTCTGCGGCTTTAGTTGCAAGAGTGAATGCGTCTTGATCGTCTGGCAGGTCAAATTCTAACGTGGCTTTCATGAGTTACTCCTAAGTTCCTGAAGTGCACAATCGCTGATCCAACGAAAGTAGTAGTCTGACAAGAAGTCCGCTACATCTACTCCATTGACGTTGATTGCTTCAACATCAAACTCTTCTGGCTCTGATGGTTCCCATTCGTCAGGATGTCCTGATGTACGCCCAGGGACGTAACGCTCAAAGCATCCGACAACTTCGAAGTCTGTTTCTTGAACAGTAACCAACACGTTAAACTTCACAGTAATGCCTCCTCTAATGAATCAAGGTATTGTTTCTTGGTTTGTCTTGGTGCTTTATTGATAAACACCTTTCCTGTGTCTGTGTCAGTGTAGACATAAAAGGGCCAGTTCGGACGATGCTTGATTGTCTTTGGATCGACCAGAGCATCTAAAGGGTTTGTATTATTCATGTCCGTTAACCCTGTTCAAGGCATCATCAATGCGGGCCTTAACGTGATCCCAACCGTATTCGACAATAAGGTCTGCAATCTCATTATAGACCCCATAGTTGTACGAGTCTGCCATCATTTGACGACACTCCATGACATACTCAGCAGCATAAGAGTATGAATCATTGAACTCATAATCAGACATCATCATCCCCTTGTTACATTAAAGGAACATTTAAGATATATTACATTAAATTATATACATTTAAGTATACTTTAATGTATGTTAATTATAATCATCTTCTATGTGTGCATTAGTGTAAACATCATTGTACTCTATAGAATATAGGTTGTCAAGCTCTGATGTTGTGTCGTCGCAACACTCAAGGTCACCCCTGGTGATCACCGGGATGTCGGCATCTTCGCTCACTTCATCGAAGCAAGAATTGCACAAATCAAGAAAAGAGTTAGTGAGAGCATGACGGCGGGTTGACTCAAAGTCTGAAAGAGCACGATTACAGCAAGCGCAACGCATTTTTCATCCTTAATGTAAGGTTATTGAAAGGTTAGTGTGGTACACTTCTGCTTTTCCAGGAGAATACCATGAGAAATTCAAAGGAACGGAAGAGATTATTGCACATTTACAGCCATCTGTACGAAAGACACTACACAGAAGAGGGTTATAGGTGTTTTTATTGTAACGAAGCCGCAGATGGTCTTGATCATGTACCTCCCATTTCATGGGTTGAGTCTTACAGCAAAGAGTTCTGGAAAGAAAACAAGTATCCATTCGCTACAATTCCTTGTTGTCGTGATTGTAACAGCGCATTAGGCAATAGGCGACTATTCAGCGTTGAGGATAGACTCAAGTTCTTAGAGTCCTACTATGACGCCAAGTTCACCAAAGAATACGTTCCCTGGTCAGAGTCTGAGATACGTGAGATGGGTCCATTTTTTCAGAAGTCTATCAGGGCCAGACAAGAGAGGGCTCGGATTCTATTGGATCAGGTCCAAGCCGTCCAGAAACGTCTAATCAAGCCTGATACCTTTCCGGAAGTTTTCCGCCCAGACTTTGATCGATCCTAGAGGCTTCTAGGGGCCTTCCTGCCCCATCCATAAGCTTGTATGTTGCCTGCTGAAGGATGGTCAGGGCTTTCAATTGAGAACCATAGTCTAACTCTAGCACAGCTTCATTGATTTGGATGGCTGCATTGTGGCATACCTGTTGTAAAATAACAACAGTGTCTTCCAGCTCTTGACGACTCATTGTGTAGACGTTCATGCCTTCACCTTTTTGACGACAAATAGGCCCATAGAGTTACCTTCATGGTCCATGTCGTTGATCCATGCCCAGAACTTGGCATTGGTACGATCAAGGAAACGAGCAGCAATAACGCCACTAGACTTGAATATAACTGCGTACATAATATTACTCCAGATACTCGGTTGAAGATACAAGGGATACTAGATAACGCTCATCTTCTAGTATCTCAGAGGCTTGAATATATTCCATAACCGATAATTCAGCAATATCGGTTTCCAGGATATCAGCAAGATTGTTATTCACAGTTCACCTCCAGACATATAAAGGCCAAAGAAGTCTTCTAGGTCATTGCACTCTACAGCGTAGCATTGTTTTGACACGTACGCTTCCCAGTTCATCGCCTGAAAGAAAGGCCCTGAGAGCTCCCAGCAGGCCTGCAGGATGGTTTTCATGGTCAATACTCATTGTCAAAATTGTTGAAAGACGATAGTGTCTTTGGTCTTGCCCAGAATCATAGAGTGCTCCTCCAGATAGTCTACTGCAACATCCTCGGCATCGTCAACATCGGGGTCGAAGCTGATGCCATAGGCGTCAATGATCTCTTCTGGCGTCATCTCAGCATAGTCGCAGCAGACGGCAACGACATCAAGCTCCACGGGCTCATCGGAAGACTCCTCGTACTCCTCAAGCCACTCAAAGATGACACGCAGGCCATCATAGGAGAACTGGTCACGGCGGCCCTGAGCACGGAAGGCGTCGCGGAAGTCAGAGAGGGTAACGCGTTGAAACATGATGAAAGCTCCGGTTAAGTGCAAGGTGCACACTTTAGCACACTGTGGTGGGCAATGCGCTATAGGTGTAAACCCTAGATGAATGCTGCAATCAAGAGACCTAGGATGATACCGTAAGCCACGGCAAAGACGCAATCGATGATGGTGTAGTTCTCTAGCATGTT